TATTACGCCAGTTGGGATTATTGATGATGGAAGAAAAGATGAAGTTTTGGTTGATAGTGGAGATGTTTGGACCGAAAAAGGATATTTTTCTTCAAATTTATAAAAAACTAAATAGGTAATAAAAAAGATTGACCTAACAACATAAGGAGAAATCCAATGGCATTTCAAGTATCACCAGGCGTAAATGTATCAGAAATTGATCTGACCACAGTTGTGCCTTCAGTCGCCACCTCTACTGGTGCATTTGCCGGAATATTTGCATGGGGTCCAGTTAATGAAGTTGTAACCATAACCGATGAGGTTAAGCTTGTAGAACGATTCGGAGAACCCAATAGTTCTAACTTTGAATACTGGTTTTCAGCTGCCAACTTCCTGGCTTACTCAAACAATTTGAAAGTTGTTCGTGCTGCTAATACAACTTCCACTTTAAACGCCACTGCTAACGGCAATGGTGTTCTAATCAAAAACGAAGACGATTATCTAGACAACCGCTCAAGTGGCGCTAACACCTATTTGGAGTTTGCCGCTAAATGGGCTGGCGCTCTTGGCAATTCTTTGCGTGTTGAAATGGTTGATGCTAACTCCTACTCCGGTTGGGCTTATGCAAACACCTTCTCCAGCACTCCATTAACTTCTTCTTATGTTTCGGGCGTAAACGGATCGTTTGACGAATTACATATTGTTGTAATCGATGAAGACGGCAAGTTTACTGGAACCGCAAACACAGTATTGGAAAAATTTGGATTTGTTTCAAAAGCGTCAGATGCTAAGTCTTCTGACGGCTCATCAAATTACTATAAAGATGTTTTGAATAATCGTTCAAATTATGTTTGGTGGATGTCACATACAGCCACAGGCACAAATTGGGGATCCGCTGCAGCTGGAGTTGCTTTTGCTAACACAACAGCTAAAGTTACAAGATCGCTTTCAGGTGGCGCCGACGGTTCGTTAACCAACGGCGATGTTACAAGTGCTTGGGGTAGAGTGGCAAGTCCAGATTCGGTTGACATTTCTCTGATCGTTTCTGGCCCAGCTAATCAAGTTGTTGCCGATTACTTAACATCAAGCATTGCAGATGTTCGTAAAGATTGTGTTGTATTCTTGTCTCCAGAAAAAGCGGATGTTGTTGATAACTACGGCAGCGAATCTACAGATGTACAGAACTACCGTAATTCATTAACATCGTCTTCATACGCTGTGATGGATTCTGGATGGAAATATCAATATGACAAGTATAATGACCTCTATCGTTGGGTTCCATTGAACGGCGATATCGCTGGCCTCTGCGCTAGAACAGACAGAGAAAGAGATCCTTGGTTCTCACCAGCTGGTACAAATCGTGGTGTTATCAAGAATGTTATCAAACTTGCTTGGAATCCATCTAAAGCAGAAAGAGATGACCTCTATCAGAAGGGCATCAATCCTGTGGTTACATTCCAAGGCGAAGGCACAATTCTGTATGGCGATAAGACTATGTTGAGCCGCCCATCGGCATTCGACAGAATCAATGTTCGCCGCCTGTTTATTACACTCGAAAAGGCAATTACAAGAGCTGCTCGTTCTTCTCTCTTTGAGTTTAATGACCAGTTCACAAGAGCTCAGTTTGTTAACTTTGTAGAACCATATCTGCGTGATGTACAAGGTCGCCGTGGTATTACAGATTTCCGTGTTGTTTGTGACGAAACAAATAACACACCTGGCGTAATTGATCGAAATGAATTTGTTGGTGATATTTACATTAAGCCTGCACGCTCTGTCAATTTCATTCAGTTGAATTTCGTTGCTGTTAGAACGGGTGTAAGCTTTGATGAAATCGTTGGAAGATCCTTCTAAATAGAAAAAACAGGAGAAATTAAATGGCATTTAGTGTAAATCAATTTAGATCACAACTTACAGGTGACGGCGCTCGTCCTAATCTGTTTGAAGTTTCTATGCCTTTTCCCGGATTTTCTAGTCCACAAAATGCTCAACAGAAGTTGACCTTTATGTGCCGAGCTGCACAACTTCCTGGTTCGACCATCGGAGTTGTGCCAGTTACATACTTTGGTCGTGAACTGAAGTTTGCTGGAAATAGAACATTTGCGGACTGGACAATCACAATTATTAATGACGAAGACTTTATGATTCGCAACGCTTTTGAAAGATGGATGAACACCATCAATTCACATAGCTTGAATTTGCGCGGTCCTGCTGCTCTGACTCCATCTTCTTATTCAGTTGATGGTGAAGTAACACAATTTGCAAAGAGTGGCGATTCAATCAAAAAATATAAATTTATCGGTCTGTTCCCAACAGATGTTACACCAATTGATGTTGATTGGGGATCCAACGATACGATAGAAGAATTCTCAGTTACCCTGTCATATCAATGGTGGGAAGCTGCAGAAACCGGCGTGGTTTAATAAGAAAGGCTTCGGCCTTTCTTATTTTTATAGGATGATTTTTAATGGCAATTAAACTCTTTGGTTTCACCCTAGGCAACAAAGATGTTGTTCAGCAACAAAAAGCTGAGCAACCATCTTTTGCACTTCCAACACCAGCATTAGATGATGGCGCAGTTACCATCACACAGAATGCTTATTACGGCACATATGTAGACTTAGAGGGTGCTGTAAGAAATGAACTAGAACTCATTACACGATATCGCGAAATGGCTAATCATCCTGAATTGGAGATGGCCATTGATGATATTGTTAACGAAGCTATCACACACGATGTTACTGGTAAAACTGTCGATATTAATTTAGATAATTTAAAACAACCAGAAACAATCAAGAAAAAAATTGCCGAAGAATTTGATAATATTCTCAAACTCTTAAATTTTGGCAATCTTGCTGATGACCTTTTTAAACGCTGGTACATTGACGGCAGAATTTATTTCCACATTGTTGTTGATGAGAAAGATCCCAAAAAAGGCATTCAAGAGTTAAGATATATTGACCCCCGCAAGATTCGTAAAGTTCGCGAAATCAAAAAAGATCGCGACCCAAAAACCGGCGCACAAATCATCAGCTCTATAGCTGAATATTACATCTATAACGACCGCGGCACTACAACACAAATGTATAGTGCTCAAGTTAATGCTGGTCTAAGAATTGCTCCCGAATCTATTTTAAATGTTAATTCGGGTTTGATGGACGCAAAAAATACTTTTGTAATTTCATATCTACACAAAGCAATTAAACCGTTAAATCAACTTCGCATGGTTGAAGATGCGGTTGTTATCTATCGTCTGTCAAGAGCGCCAGAACGCAGAATTTTCTATATCGATGTTGGTAATTTACCAAAAGGAAAAGCGGAACAATATCTCCGTGATGTAATGATTAAGTATCGAAACAAAATGGTTTACGATGCTTCAACTGGCGAATTGCGTGACGACCGCAAGCATATGTCAATGCTTGAAGATTTTTGGTTGCCACGCCGTGAAGGCGGTAAAGGTACAGAAATCACAACATTGCCAGCTGGTCAAAATTTGGGTGAACTTGAAGATGTAAAATACTTTAGGCAAAAACTTTTACAATCTTTGAATGTTCCAATTTCAAGATTGGAACCACAACAAGGTGGATTAATTGGCATTGGTAAAACATCAGAAGTTACCAGAGATGAAGTAAAGTTTACAAAATTCATTATTCGTTTACGCAATAAATTCTCACAGATATTTGATAACGCTCTTCGTATTCAATTGGTCTTAAAAGGCATTTGCACTTCTGAAGAATGGGATTATTTTAAGGAAGACATTTACTACAATTATATCAAAGACAACAACTTCACAGAAATGCGTGATGCTGAACTGTTGAGAGAAAGAGTGAATCTGTTGTCGGTTGTAGATCCATATCTTGGCAGATATTATTCATCTTCTTGGGTTAAAAAACATGTTCTTCAAATGTCCGATGAAGACATTGAAAAAATGAAAACTGAAATGGAAAAAGAATCAAAAGAGGGTATTGGTGGTCCAGTAATGCCAGCACCAGGCCAACAACCGGACATTTCAGAAGAACAATATCCACCAGAAGATAATACAGCAGAAAATGGATCTGCTGAATCATTGACACCGATGTTAGACGCAGAAGTGGAAAAATATTCGTCTATACTAAATAAGCGTTAACGGAGAAATAATATGGAATTAAAAGATTTTTTAAATAATGTTGCAACTGGAAATGCTATTGAAGCAAAAAATGTTTTAAATGATTATCTTTCAGCAAAGGCCTTTGCAGCTTTAGAAGACAAAAAAGTTGAAATTGCACAATCATTGTTTAACGCCAATGGTGATGAAAATATGGAAGTGCAAGTACAAGACACGGAAAACACAGAACAAACTGAAGAATGAAATCGCTACAATCTTTTAGAGAATCACCAACAGTTGTTATAGAAGAATCGGATTATTCTAAATTCGATGCTCTCGTTCGAGCAGGATTGGCAAACAAAGCTCAAATGCAAAGAATTCATCGCATTTTGGATAAAATGCAAGATGAAAAACCACAATTTAATAATGCTGATCGTGCTATTTTGCAAAATTTGTTCAATAAAATGGTAGATTTAATTACTACCGACAAACAAATTTTCCAAAAAGCAAAACAAAGTGTCAAAGAAGAAACGGAATTGGAAGAAAAAGTTGTAGATGCCGCAACATCGGATTATATTATTGGACCATCAGGTCGCAAAGTCAGAGCTCATAGATTTAAAGTGGGCGAAAAAATTAATAAAGATAAAGAAGATAGCGAAGAAAACATAAAAGAAGCGACAGAACTTGCTG